CATTGTTGTTTCCCTTTATTGTGTTATTATGTTATATTTATAAACTATTTATAAGTCTTTTCGTACAATAAATTCTTGAAGTCTTTAATATTTATATTAAAATTGAGTATGTATCTCTACTTTTTAGGTAACTTATATCCTTTAAACCAACTAGGTAATCCTATAAAAGGTCTTCCGTCATATAGATTTTCTTTTGCTTTTTTAGATGATGATTTGTTATAGTGTAGAAACACTTGTCCACAATCTTTACCTTTAAATTCTTCTCGCCAATGTTCTAACTCACAACCAGAATATATCAACATATCACCTGGATTTAGATTAACTTTGATACCTGCTTGTCCTTTTTTGCCTGTCGGGTCTAAGTATATTGTCCACTTATCACCACCTAGATTTAAAGTAGTAGATATCTCACATGAATATCTATCTTTGTGTCTAGGTAAAACATCACCTTTTTTATAAATTCTTGCATAAGAATAAGTAGGACTTAACTTTATTCCAGTGTGTTTTTCCATAACAGGTTTTACTTGTTCTAACAATGTCTCCATTGCAATATCAGAATAGTTAGAATAAGTATTTGGTACTTGTTCATCATTCCATACACCATACTCTGTGTTAAATGGTGATATAAATCTTTCATCTAATAAAACTCTTGCAACTTTTCTTTTATTTAAAAAATATTGATATACGAATTTTGCTAACTCAGGTGAAATAGTTGATTTTAGTACTGTGTATTTATTTTTCTTGAATGACATTTAATACTCCTTTTGGTATGGCTTGGCAATTCCAATGAATAAATCTAAACGGTTCAACGCCCATATCAACGACATATTGATGTGGCATATATGATGGAAAGAATATTATTCTACCTGGTTTTGCTTTATAATGAACTTGTGTACTTGCATAGGTTACTTTTGTTTTATCTGCTTCTGGTAATAGATTCATTACATTCCCTGCTCTTGGATCTTCAAACAAAGGCATAGATGTTTTGTCACTAGCTTTTAAAAAATAAAAACCAGACATATGACCATTCCAATGTGTATGTAAAGTATGATGTCCACCACCATCATTAGCAAATTCTTGTACCCACATTTCCGTAGTAAATACTTGATAATTAGATATATCAAAACCCATTTCAATTAATAAATTGTGAGATGTAGCACCAATATAATTTTGTAAATCTAAAAAATCTAAATCACCTATTAAAGTATTTGAGTGATATACACTTCCTAAATCACCTTTAGTTTTATTTAATTTATTTCTTTTATTAATATCAGATTGTATATTTTTTTTAGCTATATCAATATATTTATCAGATGCTTTGTTTAAATTATCAACAAATTTAGGCTCATCTGCAAACCATATAGGACATTTAAAATAATCTTCCCTATTTAATTGGATAGGATAAGTAGGTTCTTTTAGTTTCCTAATTCTTTTTTTTTTCTTTTTCATATTTTTTTATTGAAATGGGTATCCTAAATTCCAGATAACCAAACTGTTTCTTTCTCCACTTTTTACAGGACATACTCTATGCCATACAAAAGAAGGAAATACAACCAATGATCCTTTAGGTAATATTTCTGTACATTTCTTAACGTTTCTTTTTTTATCAGGGTCTAAGTTCCTGAAATCAAATTCTAACTCACCACCCTTATAATCTTTTGGATCAGATAAAGTAACCGTTACTGATAATTTTCTAACTTTTCCATGTGATGGATCTCCCTGTTCTTTTTGATAAGGTTTATCCCAACTATCACAATGCCAATCATAATATTGACCTTTTTTATATTTTGTAAATTGACAAGACTCAGAAAAATCCCAATTAAAATTCCACCCAGCACTTGCATTTGCTTGATGTATATAAGGTTGAATTTCTTTATAAACCCATCTATCACTAATCCAAACAATATCTGAATTTCTTTTCTTTTTTAAATCTTTTGTTTGTTTTGTATTTAATTTTTTGACATCACCAAATCCACCAGTGACAGCCATTTGATCTTGAAGTTGATGACCATATCTTACAATGTCATCACAGATATGTTCTGGAATTGCTGATTTAAAGTACCAATAATAGTTTGTTAAATTCATTTTAGATCACCTTCTTTTATAATCAACTTGTATTATATCATATTTATAATACTTTGTAAAGCGTATATTATATAGATATCCATTTGGAATTATCTGCGTCCCATCTGTAATTTGGATTTTCTGAATCTTTAGTTCCTACCCACCTTAAATTATCTTCATCCCAATCAATTATATATTCTAATTGATCGCCAGCAGGATAAGTAACTGGTGATTGCCAATCGTCATTAGAATCTAGGTCCCATGAAGCAAAAGGTTGTGGACTTAAAAATTTGTTTTTACTTTCATCATAAATCATTTCTGCGCCTGCATATTTTTTTCTAAAATTATGATTGTATGATGTTTGTTTCCATATTGTTTCAGAACCAAAAAAATCTTTACACCATGTTTCGCCGTCAACGTGTTCGTCTGAGGGTACAACATCATTTCCAACAACAACTACTCTCTTAACTACTAAATGCGTGTCAGATGTAAAACCTGTTGGGTCAGTTTTTGATTCTAGTTCTGCAAAATGTGCCATATTTTATATATATAAGTTATTTTTAATTTTTTTCATAATTTATTTTTAAGCTAGTACAACCGCTCCTGTAACAGTAAATGTTGCTAGTTTACAACCGCCTGCAAGAGCAGGTAAAGTTGATATTGAATTTGTACCTGGAGTAGCTGAAATGTTGGCATCCCCTGGAAATCTTAAATAAACTTTTCCTGATCCACCACTACCACCTTTTCCTGCAGGATACGGCCAGCTAGGATACGCAAATCCACCACCTCCACCACCTGTATTAGCCGCTGCACAGTTTGGAGTTGAGGGTAAACCACCAGATGCTCCACCACCGGCTCCACCAGCTCCACCAGGTGCAACGTGAGCGCCACCTCCACCACCACCAGCAAATTGTTCAGGGGATCCTGAAATTGCAGTAACTGTACCTGCACCACCAATACCTTGAGGAGATTGAGTTGGAGCTTGCGCACCACATTTACCTCCACCACCTCCACCACCAACAGCACCTGTACTACCAGAAGCTCCTTGTGGACCACCATCAGCAGCTGGAACAGCAGGAGTATTTCCTACCCCACCTGGACCACCACCACCTGCACCACCAGGTTGTTGTCCTGGAGTTGCTGGACTACTTGCGTGTAAACCTGCACCACCACCTGTTGCTGTTCTAGTTCCACCATCATGAACTACTGAAGAAGAACTACCTCTTGTCATACATTTATTATTTGCATTAGTCCCACCTGCACCAACTGTTACAGCATAAGGTGTACCTGGATTAAATTCTAATCCTGCAGCACATGGATTACTATAAGAAAATATCATTCCACCACCACCAGCACCTGAACCATTTCCGTGAGTTCCACAACCACCACCTCCACCACCACCAGCTACAATTACAAAATCTGCTATATAGGGTCCAGCCGCAGCAACTCCAGAACCAAATCCTAAAACTTGATAACCAAAAGATTTACCTTTTCGTGATTTTGTATTTTTTGTATTTTTACTTGATGTGAGTTTGTTTTTTAAATCTCTCATAAATTTTTCTATTAAGCATCATTAGCAGCATTAGTAGTAAAGTGTAATTTGATACCGTGTAATCTACAATCGCCTGCCATGTTATCTTCTGACACATCTCTACCAATTCTAAAATAAGAAACTTCATTTGCACCTGGAGAACCTGCAATTGTAATCGCACCACTCTCAGCAGATACTAACATTTCTTCAACAGCGCCTTGAGCGGCGTCAGCAACAGCGACTGCTGTACCGTAAGCAGTATCAATAGAATCGTTATCTGCAAAAGCAACTCCTGCTAAAGTTAATTCAACTCCTGTTGTTGCAGCAATACCAGACCAGAAAAATTGAAAAGTGACTGTGCCTGCGTTCCATGATTTAGGAAAAGCAACACTAAATTGTGCAAACTCGTCACTATCTTTATCAAAATCTAAAACTTCCATATCAGGTCTACCAGACGTTGTTTCAACAGTACTTCTTGCAGCGCCATTTGAAGTAGTTGGTGTCATAGCATTTGAAGGAACCCACATAGTTTCTTTACCTGCTGTTTTTGCAAC